CCGTTACCCGCAGATGCGATTGTCTGAGGTTTAGTTGTGCTTGAGGGTGATACTGTAAAGATTACTTTTGCAGCGGCTGCAGACCCCTCTACGAGTGCCTGAGAGAGTGCTTCCAATGACCTGAAGTCACCGAGGAATTCCTCTACACGTCCACGTCCGTAATTCTCTCCATCAATCGAATTGAATCTCAGTACCAACCATGGGTTAGCGTCCTTAGGCGCTTTCCCGTTTGTACCTGGTATGACTTTATCAAATGCTTCTTGATGCCATACCCATTTGTTTCCTCTGAGTTTAACACAAGTATAAACATCTACATCCTCTTCATTTCTGGAACCAATTCCACCACCAGTGTCACCTGCATGATTAGGTACTTCCTGTATGATTAAATCTTGGAACTCTTGTGGTAAGAGGGAGCGGTTAATAATTTCTTTTGTTACGATCTCAGTTACATTACCATTACCATCTCGTTCTACAACATATCTATTCAATGGATAATGCTTAATACCATCCTTACCCATAAACATTAGGGCGTTACCACCTACAACTAAATGCTTAATCGCTTGGTGTACAGTAACTCTATCAGTAGAAGCTGCGATGGAATCCATCACCATCCTCTCAAGTTTAGAGAAACTTAAATCCATTTCTGATCTAACTTCAGGTGGGAAGTCCTCTCCTAATGCTTCATCTTTTATTTGAAACTTAAAGAAGGTACTCTGTGGAGGTAGTAATGCCAGCATTAATTTTGCTGCCAAAGTAACTACACATTTAGATCCTACGGATTGCCAAGGTGTGTCTAGTTTGATGTGTGTTGTCCGACCCTCATCGTTTTGAATGAGGTAAGGAAGTGTAAGCTTAGAGCATTGAACAGCTACATCAAGAAATTGGGTACGGTTTCCCGTAAGCTTGTCGTATCTTGTGCGTGCGTTCTGCATTGGATTAATTTATACGTTAACTTGTCCTGATCCTACTGGACTACCTGCGGCAGCTTGTGGATCTAATCTAATTCTAGTATCCCTAGTTCTCATTGCACGTTTCTTCTTAAGGTTTGAAGCTTTTCTACTTAGACCTTTAGATAGATCACCTTGCGATGCGGCGACTTTCATGTTGGGATTATATGCTGATGCTTTTTTGACAGAAGCTATTTTTGCATCCATAACAGCCATTTGTTTTTCATGTTCAGATCTAACTCTAGCAGCTTCAGCGTCTGCCCTAGCTCTAGCTTGAGCAGCAGCTTGTGCAGCATCATTACTACCGCCACCGCCACCGCTACTACGTCTTCTTCCAAAACACATAATTAAATTTCCTCTTCATTTATACGTTTGTTTATCCACTCAACTATGGAGCGTTGTCCTGCTTTATACATGATAGTATTTAACTCCTCTTTAGGATGAGGTGTAACGGGTGGGAATTTGTCTTCAAGTTCTTCAAGAAGACGCTCCACAGTGAGTCCTAAACTAAGCGTACTGTGGGAGGTTTGTATTTGCATGTTCAAAAAAGGCGGGCATCCTGGCACGCTGTGTCTCAGAAAATTCAGGGGCTTTACCCTCATACATTAACCGATCACTAGCATCTAGCCAGAATTTTTTGTCCAAATATTTATCGTGAGTATTTATACCTAAAGGTTGTAGAATCCAGTTAATGGTGGCCTTCCTAAGTTTATCCAGAGAAGGAGAAGGACGTAAACCCAACTCAGTACATACAAGAGAATTTGCTCCGACATG